TGAAAGAAAAAAGAGTTGGTTTAGGTGTTGCCAACATATCAATGGAATACCTTGAGAATCTTAATAGATTCAAATTCACTGAGGACAAGACAGAGATTAAGAATAGAATGGTGAAACAATTCCAAGCATCTCAAGCGGGTATTTCAGAGAACCAACTTGATGGATTTGGTAAAATCAATCTTGCAGAATATTTTGTGACCATCGAATGTTATGATTATTCAATTTCCGAAGATGAAACTGTAAATCTAAAAGACGGAGTGAAAAATATGATGGTGACAAGAATTGGTCTTCAGGTTAGATTCACAAATGCTGAGACAGGTGTTGTTTTTGGGGCATCAGGTCTTGGTGAAGCAACCACTACAAGAGAATTAACACTTTTGTCAGACGCAACAGTAGACGAAGTCAAATTTAATCAATCTACTATATCAATCGCGACCAAAAAGGCTCTTGATATTGCTTGTGCCAGAATTTTGGATAGAATGATTAAGAAAGGAATCTTTACAGAATAATTTATTTGAAACTGATGAAAATTGAAAAGTATAAAAATATTGATAATATTATTTTTTGTGATGTTTTTCATCAGCGAATCACAGGGGCAAGTCGTAACTCAAACTTACATTGACCCCTGTGATTCAAAAACCTATGTTGTATCTATACCAATACAATCAAACAATGGTGTATTAGTTATAGTCAGAAGCAAATCAAAAATATTTAATTATCAACAATTTACTTCAGGTGAAGTAACGACTTGGATAAATAGTATTTTTTCAGCCCCGTGTCCTGTAAGTGTTGTTGTAACACAAACAGTTACACAAGCAGTATCACAAGCCGCGGCAAACGCAGCGTCCTCCGCAGCATCATCGGCAGCTTCTTCAGCCGCGTCATCTGCGGCTTCATCTGCGGCATCTTCAACTGCATCCTCCACCGCATCATCGTCAGCGGCAAGTTCAACACCCACTTCCTCATCCTCAAGTTCAAGTTCATCATCACAATCCTCATCGACAGAATCATCTTCATCCTCAAGTTCAAGTGAGTCAAAATCAAGTGAATCAAGTTCAAGTGAATCAAGCTCGAGTGAAGGAGGATCTGAAGAAGGAGGTTCAGACGACGGTGGGTCTGAGGGTGGTGATTCTGAAGAAGGTGGAGATGATAATTCCGATGGAAAAGATAAAGACAACAAAAAGAAAGTCGCACCAGTCAATCCAATGTTGGTTGCCTCAGATTTAACAACCACTCAAGGTCCTGATTTCAAATACAGTGCAATCGCATCATTTGGGATTAGTCAATCATCATTGGTGGGAAATGAATCTTGGGGAGCAAATGCCCTGATTTGGAGCACATTAAACCAATTTGCCTTAGGTGGAGGATACACAAAAATGGATTTCCAACAAGGAAAATTAAACCAAATCCATTCTTATTCAGTTACCACAGCTTATTTGGAAGGAAATTATATGGGATTAGTTGGATACACCAACATCAAACCAAGTCCCAAATATGGAACCTATGGATATAACGTGGGAGTAATAACTTTATTGTTACGAGACACAAAAGTTGATACGGAAACAAGAAGAATTGACCGAATATTCAAATTAGCTCTATCAACCTCAGCGGTTGTGTTTTGGACAAAGCCATATGTAGTCAATACCAAACTAACCCTGTCTCCACAGGTTTTCTTGATGAACTCTCCAATATCATACAACTCAAGAACAGGTGAAACTACAGTGAACAGACAATTTTCCTTTTTGGTAGGTTCATCATTCGACTACAAAATAAGTAAACGATTTGGACTAAGCCTAAATTACAGAGCAATGGGGTCAACAGAACCTAAGTCCCCAATCCTAAGCAACTTCTTGATAGGTTCAAGATTAATGTTATAACAAAATGAAAAAGATATTTGACATCAGACACATAGTAATACTCATAATGGTGGGTATAATAATATTCTTACAATTTTTTGTTCCCCCACAAATTGAAATAGAAGAAAAATTGGTTTATGATACAATACCTCAAGAAGTTCCATACGAAGTAGAGGTTGAAGTACCATATGAGGTTGAAGTGGAAAAAATTGTTGAAATACCAGCACCAACTCCACTAGTCGACACCGCATTCATCTTAAAAAATTTTTACTTGAAAAATTTTGTACAGGATACGATAATGTTGAGTAATAATCAGGGTGTCATATATTTGTTTGACACCATATCTCAAAATAATGTTGTCTCCAGAAATTTCACCGCAAATGTTAAACCAAAAATTGTAAGAGAACCTGCCCCCGAACCACCAAAAGTTAGGAATCAAGTTTATATAGGATTGAATGGAGCGTTGAGTTATCAAGATTGGGTTAATTCATTGGGGACCAGTATTTTGTTGAAAACAAAAGATGATAAAATATTCCAACTTGGTGGAGGTGTTGCGAATAGAACTTTCGATGGAGTGACAGGCAGTTTCACCCCATACGTAATGGGAGGGGTATACTGGAAGTTAAAATTTAATAGGGAGTAAGAGTATTTATAAGAAATATCAAACCAATGGATTTAAGGGAACTTATCAAAGAAACATTAGAAGACCATTTGAACAAATCTTTAATTATTAAAGAACCTGTCGAACTTTCTGAATCACTGAAATACCATGTTGATAATGGATTAACTCTGGCTAATAATATTTTCAATTCATATTCTGAAATTTATTTTGATTTAATTAATGAAGTTAGATCTTTATGGAAACAAGGGAAGATTACTCTCAACGAAGAAGATACCTCTATAGTTGAATCAGATTTGGGTAAAAAAGTAATGATTAAAGGTCAATTAATTTATCTTGATGCTCCGTTTATTTTTGAAAATGAGACCAACAAATTTTCAGTTTATGTCAGATTACAAAATAACCAAGTAAAAAAAATTTTATTTGAAAATAAAAATGTGAGTGGATGCCGAGGTAATAAAAATAGAGCAACACCAAAATATTGGAAATGCAACTTGGGTCGTTATGTTAAACAACTTGGTATATAATTTTTTAATTTTTGATTATAAAGAAAATTGCCAGTCAAATTCACATACCCAAATTTGTTTGGCACAGAGGTATAAAAAGGTCATATTAATTAGTGGTCAAAATTGAAGAATTAGAATAATATGGAACCATCAAGTCCGTTATGGAACAAAATCAATAGATTTTTAGAAACACATACATTCAATTTGGAATGGATTCCTCCTGGTGCCGATGAATCTTTCAAATTCCACACAAACTTCAAAATGGAATTAACAGGGACAAAAATTTATAGACAAGTCAGTGACAAAGAATATATTGAATATACCCTTTATATTTTACCATCAGGAGGAGGGTCAGATATATATTTTTCAACAATTAAAGATTTGGAGGGAGAGAGAACATTAACTGCCGAGCGTGGATCTTATTATATGGTAGTTCGTAAAACCAATGATTTATTATCGGATTTTTTGATTTACTTCGGAATAGAATATCCATTAGTTTGTACCGAAGTTGTTAATCTTGTAGATTAAAGTATTGTTACCCTATTTTTTTCAAAATATTTTTTACCACATCTATCAAAGTTTGTCTTCCAACTAAGATAACTCCTGCTGCCAACAATCTTTCAGCAATTAATATTGCCGCGGTTTCAATATCCTCTGTTTGTCCTAATACGGATTGAACATCTGTAATAATAGGAATTAGGAAACTGTAGGCGATAGCCTCCAAAAATGTTCCAACTCCTGTGTTTGCAGACGATAAAAAGTTTGTAAATGCATCTCTTAATTGTGTTCCTTTTCTAAGTCCATCCTGAAAAATATCTTCCAAACCATTTTCCTTAATCAAGGACATAATTTTCATGAATGGTCTTTTGGTCTCAAAAAATAACGCAAAAATAATTCCCACTAATACCAACATTCTTTGTTCTTCATTCAAACCTAAATGTTGAGTTCTCAAATATTGGTCAAGAGGAAGAACCAAACCTCCAACTGATGTACCCCAAGTCAACAACATTCTTAGGTTTATACCATAAGATTTGAAAACTTTATTTAACATTTGTTTTGTGAAGGCATACATGTTTTTCACGTATAACCCAAGTTGGGATTTTTCTTCTTCTTGAAGAAGTACTCTTAGTTGAGATTCTGTAATTAAAAATTCCATATGAATATAAATATATTGTATATATTTATTGTTATGAAAGGATCATTAAATGCGGAATTAAAAGTTGGAGATAAAGTTATGTGTTATCACATGGATGGAGAAATTGGTGTTCCTCCTGGAACGATTGGTAAAGTTACCGACGTAACGACTGACCCCTTTGAACCTGATGGAAATGAAAAGATAATTAGTGTTAAATGGGAAAATGGGGTTAATTTGGCACTAATTAGTTCTACTGATTCGTGGAAAAAACTTATGTCTGAAGAATAAAGAGGGAGAGATTAATTATCTCTCCCGTAATTATCCTCGATTTCACGAGAAAGTGTTAAATGATTCAATCTTTAAGAAAGTTTGTCCACTTGAACGATCGAGAATTTTTTCCATTTCTGAAACTGCCATTTCTTTTTCGGCATATTTTTTACTAAACAAAATCCCTCGAAAATATCCATACCCATCATAGTATCCATTATCATAAGGATTAAAAATTACAAATACTTCTTTAATTTTTTTCATTTTTTAGCCAATAATCTCCTTATTTCTGATATCATCTTTTTCATCTTCGTCAAGAGGTTTATCTTCTTCTCCTTCATCAAATAAGTCATATCCTTTGTAATCAGGATGATTTTTATCCATATAATCGATTCCACTCACCCACAGAACAGAAATAACCGGAATTATTATAAGGATAATCAAAATTGATAATAATATTTCAACTGATATAATCATAAGAGTCTTGGTCTGTTTTACCGTTTAATTTGTTGTACTGTTCAACTAACCTATCTACACTACCCCAAACTATTTTTGCCTCAGGATCGATAGCCTTAATCTTTCCAACTAATTCTTCTTGTCTTCCTTTGGAAAAATACCCTGTTTCTATGTAATTCGCCAAATCTTGAAGATGTTGTGGTGCGTTGATTGAAATCCTCAAATCATAATCCGTCCACTTGGTTTTGTAATCCCACATCATCATTCCTTTTGTAAGTTTTTTCTCCAAATTGTGTAAAGTGAAATTACGAACTCTCACAATGGAGTTATCGGAACCAAACAAGTGTAGAAAACGAAGAACCCATCTTGGACACCATTTCGGTTTTGCTTCATAATCCATTGCAAGAACTAAAGGGTACAATGCTTTGAACAATTTCCCATCTTGTCGGTAAGGAACTGATCCTAAATAATGATATTTCTCGTAAAAATTTTTTGGAAAAAAAACCGCACGGAGTTCATCCAAAGAAATGTTTTTAGTAAAAATCATTCCTTTTTTTCTACCCTTCCAAAACACAAGACTTTGTAGGAAATCCAATGTTTTTTCTTTGAAAGGTCTATTATCCTTAAATACGAACTTACTTTCTTTATCTGTCTTCATCTGTCTTTGAGAGTTTTTTTTCTAATTTACTAATTTTTTTTCCGAATAACTTGAATATTTTATATCTGATATTTTCAACATGACGCATGGCAATCCATTTTCCGATAACACTTCCACCAACATAAAATGGAATTACCCACCAATCACCTTCAAACAGAAGGTCCAATGACCAATAAACTGACGCTAAGGAGACTAAGTTAATGTAAATGGAATTGTACAACAATAGGATCAACTTGTTCTCGTATGTGTATTTTATTTCCAATACCTTAAAGATATTGAACATAATTTGAAACGCCAAAACCAAAAGATAATATTTCATAATTTATTTTTGTTCTCCCATTCTTCGATGATGTAGTTTATGTTGTCGGAGAGGTTGTCTTGTTTTGATAACCATTCGATGAATTCTTTAGTCCCCAAATCATAAGATTGTTCCATGCATTTTTCAACTGAATTTCTATCAAAAAATCCTGTATGAACAATATGTGTATTTAATATTTTTTCTAAACTTGGTGTCATGATTCTTTCTTCCAAAACGGTTTTCTAAATTCAGGTTTTATCATTTTCCATATGTAAGGAGATACATCTTTTCCATTCAACATACTGAATAATATTGACGGATGTTCATATCTTTTTGCGTTTTCAGCAAATTCTTTTGTATCCAAATTTTTTGATTTCAGTTCGTTGAATATTTCGGTATAATCTTTCAGGATATTTTCATATTTATCGACCAAATCTTTCACGGTATTTTTTACCCATGAGTCAAATTCGTCAGGAACACTATCTAACAAGGTGGTTATATCTTTTTTGTCTTTCAAGTATTCCCATATATCAACAGAGGAAAACTCGGTGAGTAACCTATGAAGGTAAACGTAATCTTCCCCTTTTATTTTAACTCTAAGACCACTTCTGAACTTTATCACATAACCTTCCCTCTCTTTGGAGATAGAAGATTTAAGGGTCTTATAATCCTGTATGCCGTCATATTTCTTAACAACATCAAATCCATATTGTCTCCAAATATCTATATCATATTCTTTCCCATTATTATCAAAGGTTCCTAATAAAACTAACCCTTCATAATCTCCGTAATCAACTACTATTCTATTTTGTCCTCCCACAAGTTATTTATTTTTACAATTTTCAAAGTGCCATCTGTGCATCAATCCTTCGCCGCCTTCTTTACCACAATATGGACAAGTTACTTTTTTTCTTGGCACACCTTTATTTAATGATGGCATTCCTTTTCTACTTTCACTCATTTTTTTCCTTGTTTCATCAGTCGGCGTTTTACCTAAATTAAGTTGACACATCCTAATTCGTTTTTTATCTTTAGTTTCGTGACTTTGGTATTTTCCGTAATCATTACCCATCAGTTTTTTGCGTAAATTTTGTTTATGTTCTTCACTATGATAATGTTTTCCGGTGTTTATATTACTAATTTTATTTCCAATTTCTTTTGATTTATCTTCACCGAATCGTTCAATAAATGTTTTTCCTTTTAATAAATCGCTCAATTTCTTTTTTGTTTCTTCACTACGAGGAACGCCCTTTTTTGATTCCGATATTTTTTTTGCGTGTTCTACTTTTTTCTCATCACTCATAATTTCCCATCTTTTTTTATGGGAGTTTGACATTTTATCTAAAATATCTTTAGTGAAGATTATTTCTGAACCTCTTGCGTTATTATAATACCTGTCATTTCTTAAATCAATTTCTTTTAATAATTTTTGTTCAATTTGTAAACACGCATCCTTTGTCCCTCCGGTAATAATTTTTCTTTCCCATATCATATCCGGATTATTAAAATCATTCCAAAAATCCTGATTATGTGATGATGAAATATACCCATCACTTATGTCTCCTTTATGATAACCAATATATGATTTACCATTAGTCAAATTAAACCATTTATATACAAACGCTTCATTATTCATATCCATCTATTTTTATATAAATATCTAATATAATTAAAAACAATACTATTCTGTGAATAAATCTAATAAATAATTTCAAAACAATACGTTAAGTGTCTGAACATAATATCTGTATTGTATTTTTTTAGAAGTTCAGCACCTTTTATCGCTTGTTCGGATGTAAATGAGCCACGAGATGCAACAATCCATTTACCTTCATACCAAAAAACAATTAAAAGTGAACCATCCATTTTTTCAAATACCTCAAAAGATTCATTAGGGATATCATCTAAGGTTAATTCCTCATAGTTAAAAAACTTATCGAAAGATTTAGCGATTACATTACCCTGATTATCCAAAATTAATCCCCTACAACTCTTGGTGATATTATCCCACAATTTCTCGTATTGGGTCTTTCTGGTATAGTTGTATATAGACAAAGGAAGGGTTGGATGGTCATTTTTAACCACCAAACCCTTCTCTATGTACTCAGTCAATATGTTTAAGTCGAATTCCATTTTTTTATCGTATTTCCAAAGGTACTAAAAAAAATGGAAAAAAGAAAATGTTAGTTTTGGATTAACATATTTGTGTTTGCAATCGGAAATCTTGCAACAGGAACACGAACATCGTTTCCGTCTTCATCGAGTTGTTTTCTTATTACTTCATAATAAGATTCCATAACTTTTACAGTTGGAACATCTGAGAAAGTATGAATCATATTAGATCCAGGATGTTGTGCGTAGAGTGTCACTACTTTAGTTTTTGTGTTGAATACTAATGTTTGCATATTATTTAATTTGATTTAATGTTATTTTATCGGTTTTTTTGAATGGACATGGTTTCCATATCCGTACATCATTTTTATCTGGTAGAGACCAGTATTGTCTATCACCACAGAGTTTACATTCTCGTACATTAACCCTTATGTCTTTTCTACCTTTTGGATGGTCAACTACTTCATGTTTTTCCTTTTTGGTTTTCCAATAATGAAGTCCAATTTTACAAAAAAGTTTCATACATTATTTTTTTTCTGTCTCGTCAGCGATTGACAAAAGTATTACAATCGCAAGAATAGTAATTAACCATCTGTGAGTATCCACAGGTGTACCGAACACAAATTGGCTCGCAGTATACATACCTAAAGTGAACACTCCAATCAAGGCGACAAAACTCAATATTTTCTTTTTCATAACTTTATTTCAAATCGGTTTTTCATTTGTTCTAATTTATCGGCAGGTACTCCGTGCTCATTTATTCCATTGTGTCTATTCTCCACAATAAGGGAATGAACTCTATATCCATACTTCTCTGCCAACTTATAGTATTCTTCCATTTCCCACTCTTGAGTAAATGTGTTTGATACTACAACTGGAGAATGTTCGTACTTCATTGCAAATTCAATTTCTTCTTGACACCATTTGTGAGCTTCTTTGATTTTGGATGGTTGGAACTTATAGTTTCCATCCCCATCCACAAAATACATATCTGCCTCCTTATGACAATAATCTTTCTCACCAACTAACATTTTTGCCAAAGTTGATTTACCACTGCCGGGTAATCCTCTCAATAAGAATAATTCTTTCATTTCAATATCGTTTTTGTATAGTCATCCCAAAAGCAAAGTTAAGAAAACTTATCTGAATACCAAAGGCTGGAGTTTCAACTCCTGTCTCCAAGAAATAATACCTGTCAATCCAAAGTGATATACACGGAATAATCCAGTATCTCCCTTCGAATTTTACGAATCTACTTTTGTGAAAAAACCAATTTCCCATATCTATTTATCTTTATTTTGAATGTTATCTAAATGATGATCGTATTCTCCAACTTCTGAAATTTTTGGTCGATGACGAAGGAGTGGAATAACTTCATCCATCATATTATATGGTCTAAATTCAGGGTGACCATCCATACCGACATCCATTCTTTGACCTTTACCGAATCTCAAATGAGTTGGAAGGTGACAGTGCCCGTGCAAGTGCATCACTCCCTTACCAAGACCATCCCAAGAACTAATTGGGTAGTGCATCAAACGAAACTTAAATTGTCCTATTTCAAGAGT